TGATGAGGATGAGCTTGCGGAAATTATGGCGGATAACACCCCAACCGAAGGCTTAACGGATGAAGATGATGTCCCTGAGTTGCCAACAATTCCAACATCCAAAGAGGGTGATGTTTGGATTCTTGGCAGCCATCGCCTTATGTGCGGTGATTCAACTAGCATTGATTCAGTAGACGTTCTGATGGATGGTCAAAAAGCTGATATGGTTTTCACAGACCCTCCGTATGGAGTTGATTATGAGGGAATTCATAACGATTCTAGGTCTGGATTAGAGGATCTTTTAAGATCAGTATTTGCAAATTACATAGCGGTGTCAAAATCTGGTGCGTCAATTTATTGTTTTCATTCAGATCGATGCGCCGATGTATTTCATAAAGTATTTAGAGAGTTTTTTCATTTCAGCTCAATGATTATTTGGGCAAAAAATAGCTTAACACTTTCACAAACAGATTATCAAAGTCAGCATGAGCCATGCTTGTACGGCTGGATGGATAACGGATCACATTCTTGGTATTCAGACAGAAAACAAACTTCAGTATGGAAGTTTGATAAAGAGAGAGTTGTTGGACACACAACACCAAAGCCAGTAGGTTTGGTAGAAAAAGCAATTACAAACAGCAGTAAAGGTGGAGATACCATCCTCGATTTATTTGGCGGGTCTGGAAGCACTTTAATTGCATCTGAAATCATGAAAAGATCGGCTCGAATTATGGAGCTTGATCCAAAATACTGCGATGTCATAGTGACTCGCTGGGAAGAATTCACGGGGAAAGAAGCCGTGCTTGAAAGCAATGGCTTAACCTTTAAAGAGAATAAAAATGGCAGGCAGAAAACCGAAGCCAACGCAGCTTAAACTAATTCAAGGTACTGCAAGGGCAGACCGAACAAATACAAGAGAACCAGCACCATCTGGAAATTTAGACGTTGCTCCAGAATGGATGACGGACAGTCAGAAAGAAGGCTGGGACTATGCGATTAAGAATGCTCCTAAAGGACTTCTTAAATACTTAGACAAATCTGCTTTATCTGTTTGGGTAGCAGCAGAAGATTTGCATAAACAAGCCCTGCAAGGCGTTGCTAAGCATGGGATGCTTACTAAAGCACCTAATACTGGATTGCCAATTCAATCACCTTATTTGCCAATCGTAAATAAGCAAGCTGCAATTATGTTGAAAGCTGCCAGCGAATTAGGCTTTACTCCTACTTCTAGATCAAGAATTGTGATCGCAGAGGAAGCTGTAGGCGATGACCCTTGGGCGAGATTAGCCGCAGCGATATGAGTCGGGATTACCTAGCGATTGCGGATCAATATTGCCGTGACGTTATTGCAAACAAAATATCGGCAAATAAATACGTTAAAAGTGCTTGTAAGCGCCAGATTGAAGATTTAAAACGCTGGAAAAAGAAATCTAGCCTATATCAATTCGATAAAGAACGGGCAATCAAAGCCTGTAAATTTATTGAATTGTTACCCCATATTAAGGGGCCACTAGCTAATCAGCCAATTGAGTTAGCGCCTTGGCAAGTATTTATCCTAACCACCATCTTTGGATGGATTGGTAAAGACGGTAAACGGCGGTTTAGGCGGGTTTATATTGAAGTTCCAAGGGGTAATGGCAAGTCTGCTCTTTCCTCTGGTGTAGGGCTTTATATGCTCGCAGCAGATGGCGAAGGTGGCGCAGAGGTTTACTCTTTAGCTACTACTCGTGACCAGGCTAGGATTGTCTTTGGTGATGCTCAACAAATGGCCCGTAAAACGGCTGGTTTGCGGAGTCACTTTGGCGTAGAAGTTCTTGCTCACAATATCAACGTGCAGCGTACCGCATCAAAGTTTGAGGCTTTAAGCGCAGAGGGGTCAACCCTTGACGGTTTAAATATTCACTTTGGTTGCATTGATGAGCTACACGCTCACAAAACCCGTGCCGTGTATGACGTTGTAGAAACGGGTACTGGAAAACGAGATCAATCACTCTTATGGGTGATTACAACGGCTGGCTCTAATCGATCTGGCATTTGTTATGAGGCTCGTACCTTTGTTACAAAGTTACTCGATCAAATCTTTGAAGATGAATCCCAGTTCGGGATAGTCTATGGATTAGATGAGGGTGACGATTGGACAACTGAGGAAGCTCTTATAAAAGCAAACCCAAATTGGGGTGTTTCTGTAAGACCTGAAGTCGTTTTGCCTTTGCAACAAAAGGCAATGCAACTCCCATCAGCGACAAATAACTTTAAAACCAAGCATTTGAACGAATGGGTCAATGCTGACGTTGCCTGGATGGATATGCAATCTTGGGATAAGTGCGGTAATCCAGCTTTATCGATTGATGATTTTGCTGGTCAGCCCTGTTATATCGGCCTTGACCTTGCAAGCAAAACGGATATTGCGGCGCTTGTTGCGCTGTTTCCAACTCCAGATGGAAAGTTTGCGGCTTTCGGAAAGTATTACTTGCCAGAAGATACGATCTTTGATGGCAGAAACAGTCAGTATCAAGGCTGGCAGCAAACAGGCCGCATCCTTGCAACTCCAGGTGCGGTGATTGACTACGAATACATTGAAAACGATTTAGTCGATCTTTGCACTCGATTTGAAGTAAAAGAAATTCCGTATGACCCCTGGCAGGCAACTCAGCTTGCTACTCGCATGGTCGATAAGGGTCTGCCTATGGTGGAAATCAGGGCTTCTGTTCAGAATTTCTCTGAACCAATGAAAAATCTTGAGGCTTTAACGCTTCAAGGCAAGTTATTACACGATGGCGATCCAGTTTTAACGTGGATGGTTAGCAATGTCGTGGCTCATTTAGATGCCAAGGACAATATCTATCCCCGTAAGGAACGCCCAGAAAACAAAATTGACGGCGTAGTTGCTCTCATCATGGCGCTTAATAGAGCGCAAATTAACGCAGGCGAAGGCCCAAGCGTATATGAAGAGCGTGGCGTTTTAATGCTGTAAGGATAAATATGGGCATTCTCCAGAAAATTACTGACGCTGTTCAGCGTAAGAACGCTGGCCCAGATTGGGGAACGCTTGAGCGCTATATCGCCTGGGCATTTGGCGGCGGTGCATCATCTTCTGGAATAGTAGTAAACCCACAAACTGCATTGCAGGCATCAACTGTCTATGCTTGCGTACAAGTTTTATCGCAATCGATTGCGATGCTACCTTGCACTTTGTACCAAAAGAATAAAGACGGATCTAAAACAATTGCGGAAAATCATCCGTTATTTGCTTTACTTCACGATCAGCCAAATGACTGGCAAACCAGCGTTGAATTCATGGAAATGCTGATCGCAAGCCTTTGTTTGCGTGGTAATGCTTATGCTTATATCAACAGAACATCATCTGGTCGAGTAGTTGAATTACTCCCATTGCACCCTGATATGGTTCGGGTCAATATGGGAACGGGATTTAAATTAGATTACCAAGTGACGCTACCAGATGGCAGCTTTCAAAGCCTTGGCCCTGGAGAGTTATTCCATATTAGAGGCTTAACGCTTAATGGATGGCTTGGAATTTCTCCGATTGCTTATGCTCGTGAGTCAATCGGACTATCTTTAGCAACTGAAAAATTTGGCTCCCAATTGTTCCGTAATGGCGCAAAGATGGGTGGCGTTTTAGAGCATCCTAATAAGATTGGACAAGAAGCGTATGCACGATTAAAAGATTCGTTTGATAACGCTTATAACGGCGAAAATTCTCATAAAACTGCCATTCTTGAAGAGGGAATGAAGTTTACAAAGATCAGCATGACCGCAGATGACAGCCAGTTCTTAGAGACTCGCAAATATCAACGCTCAGAGATCGCATCAATTTTCCGTGTGCCTCCACACATGATTGGTGATTTAGAACGTGCCACCTTTAGCAACATTGAACAAATGTCTCTTGAGTTTGTTTCTTACACGCTTATGCCTTGGCTGGTTCGATTTGAGAAAGCCATTAAACGAGATTTACTTACGCCTAAAGAGCGTTTGCAATACAACGTGAAATTTAATGTCACATCTTTGTTAAGAGGTGACGCATCAGCCCGTTCTGCTTATTACCATAACGGCATATTAGACGGCTGGTTAACTCGCAATGAAGCAAGACACGCTGAATCAGAAATCGGAAACATTTTAAATCCGCTTGATGGTTTAGATATTCCATTAATGCCACTCAATATGACCGATGGCACAGATGACCCCGATGAACAAGCCGATCTAGCCGAGGGCGAAACCGCAAATACAGAACCAGCAAAGTAGAGGTAACTATGGAACATAAAAAAGTTAGTTTTGAAGTGAAATCCGTAAGCGATACGGGTACTTTTGAGGGATATGGTTCCGTCTACGATGTAGTAGATCAAGGTGATGACATTGTTGCAAAGGGTGCTTTTACTGAATCCTTGCAAGGTTTAGCGCAAAAAGGCCGTATGCCTGCGTTGCTCTGGCAGCATGATGCAACTCAACCAATTGGTGTCTACACCAAGATGATTGAAGATGAGAATGGTCTATATGTAGAAGGCCAGCTTGCATTGAAAACTCAAAAGGGCGCAGAAGCCTATGAGTTAATGAAGATGGGGGCAATCTCTGGTTTATCCATTGGATTTATGACCAAAAAAGACAGTTTTGATAACAAATCTGGTATCAGAACGATTGATAAAGGTGATTTATGGGAAGTGTCCGTAGTGACTTTCCCCATGAATGACCAAGCAAGAATTGATGCCGTCAAATCAATTGACGATATTACCGATTTTAAGAGTGCTGAACGCTACCTGAGAGATTCTTGTGGACTTTCACGCTCGGCATCTGTGGCCTTTGTGTCACGGGTGAACGGTCTAAAACAGAGTGATTCTGGTGTGGACAAAGAAGCAAAGCAGATAGAAGAAGCCTTACTTGCCAGATTTCTGACAATTAAAGCCTAACTAGAAGCTCAATCCAAACCGCTTATTTAAGGAAAATAATATGAGCCAAGAAATTATCACTTTGATCGAAAAGGGCAATCAAGCCTTTGCTGATTTCAAAAAAATCAATGATGAAGTATCCGCAAAAACTGCTGCTGAAACTAAAGAATCTTTAGAAAAAGCATTTAACGAAATGAGTTCTTTGAAGTCTACCGTTGAAACATTAGAAGCCAAAATGGGCCGCCCTGGTTTTGCTGGTAACGCATCCCAAGAAGATGCCGCACAAGCTGAACACAAGTCTGCTTTTAATTCATATATCCGAAAGGGTGTTGAGTATGACAAGACTGTAGAAGTTAAAGCTTTGGCAACTGGTTCAAACTCTGGCGCTGATGGTGGCTATGCAGTTCCTAAGACTATCGATGCAATGATCGAAGAATTGATCGTTAACGTATCGCCTATTCGTGGTTTGGCTGACGTTCAACAAATCTCTACACCAGACTTCCATCGCATCGTTAACGTGCGTGGTACTGCTTCTGGTTGGGTTGGCGAAAGCGATGCTCGCACAGCTTCTGCAACTCCACAGATCAAAGATGTTAAGCCTACTATTGGAGAACTCTATGCAAATGCCCAAGCTACTCAACAAATGCTTGACGATGTATTCTTCAACGCTGAACAATGGCTTGCTGACAATATCGCTTTAGAATTTGGTCGTGCTGAAGGCGCTGCATTTATTAACGGTACAGGCACAAATCAACCAACTGGTTTCTTGTCAGGCACTATCGCTGCAACTGATGACGCTACTCGTGCATTCGGTTCATTGCAATATGTACCTACAGGCGTTTCTGGTGACTTTGCTGCATCAAACAAGGCTGATATTCTGTTTGCAGCAGTAAGCAAACTTAAAGCTGGCTATCGTCAAAACGCTTCTTGGGTAATGTCCAAATCAGTATTATTTGAATTGGCAGCATTGAAAGATTCAAACGGTCGTTATTTGTTTGATTTCTCTACAGTTCCAGGCAAGCCAAATCAATTGTTAGGCTATAACGTAACTGAAGCTGAAGATATGCCAGGCAAATCTGCTGGTTCTTACTCAATCGCTTTCGGTGACTTCAAACGTGGCTACTTGATCGTTGATCGTGTTGGCACTCGTGTTGTTCGTGATCCGTTCTCAAATAAACCTTATATCGGATTCTATGTGACAAAACGTACAGGTGGAGCCGTAGTGAACTCTGAAGCAATTAAGGTTGTAAAATTCTCAGCTAGTTAACAGTTGTAATTGTATGGAATAAGGGAGGGCTTCGGCTCTCCCTTTTTTATTGGAAAAATTATGCGTCAAATTAAATATGTAGCCACTAACGAAGTGGTAGTTGTAGAAGATCAAGTTGCTTTAGATGCCATTATTTCAGGCTCAGCAATTCCTAATTTTGACCAAATATCCGCAGCAGAAGTTAAGCCAGAGCCAAAAGCAATTGCTCAAGCTCCAGAAGTAACTTCTTTTGCACAAGCACCAGAAATTAAATAAATGCCATCTAAACTATTAACCCCGCCAAGTGTTGAGCCGATTTCACTAACAGAAGCAAAGGCTCATTTGCGGGTTGATATTGATGATGATAATTCCCTGATACAGGGATTAATTTCTTCCGTTAGACAGCAAGCGGAGCAAATTTGCCGTAGAGCATTTATTAGTCAGCAATGGCTAGTAACGCTTGACCAGTTTCCATCACCATCAATGAACGTTGGAAGTGCAAACTGGTATGGGCCACAATGGGGTGATTCTCCAGGGCCATTAACAGTATTAAGTCCAGATGGACGCACAAATTACGAGATTTATTTGCCTTATTCCCCACTCATTAGCGTGGACTCTATTCAATATATCGATCAAGATGGAGTTCAGCAAACGCTAGATCCATCGCTTTATAAAGTAGATGATGTTTCCGAACCAGCTAGAATTTTGCCAGCTTACGGAACTACTTGGCCTGCAACAAGAAATGAAATAAATGCAATTGCAATTACTTTGACTGCTGGTTGGGTCAGCCCATCAGCGGTTCCTCAACCAATTAAATCTTGGATGTATTTAAGAATTGGCGCCATGTATGAAAACCGTGAGTCCGATATTGTTTTACAACGTGGAACCGTAGATTCTATGCCTTTTGTAGACCAATTACTTGCACCCTATAGATTAATTACTTATTAATATGCAATCTGGTCTATTACGCAAGCGTTTAACAATTCAGCAGCGCAGCACATCTCAAGATGATTATGGTCAACAGTTGACCTCATGGACAGATTTTGCAACGGT